ACATCCCTCCTTTACAGTGCATCAATATCCGCCTGTGTTGCAATTTTCGGATAATCATACTCATCATTCTTCATTTCGATAAACATATCGTTGATCATTCCAATGCTTAACAGGTCTAAATCAGAAATAGAAATACCGCATTGTGCACATCGAAGCATAAACAATGCGGTATTGACCTCACGGTCTATTTCCCTCTCTTTTTTTTTGGAACTGACATCTGTTTATTTTCTGATTTCCACATTTCCATGATTTCCGGCAGAATCTCATAGATATCAAATGTCTCGAACTGATCCAACCACTCGTTGATATCGTCCGGCTGGTCAGGATCGCCATGTTTATGCATCAGAAACGCAATGTTTTCAAACATTTCCAGTGATTCGATCGGGATTCCGCTTTCAAACTTACTTTCATCAAATTCTGTACCTTCTTTTGCGCATTTTTTCTGCATCTCGTCTTTGAGTTTTTCCTGGATCTTGATCTGCTTTTCAATTTTCTGCATATCTACAAAAATATCTCTCCCAAATTTCAGTCGATAAATCCGTGGGATTGCGGCAGAACTTTTGAATTTATATTCTGTTCCATTGATTGTGATCGTCTTTCTCATCCTGTTCTCCTTTTATGCTGCAACTTCCTGATCTGGAATGTACACCTTATCAAACCATTTTTCGTATAAGTCATCTGTTGTATCTGCTGTTGTCTTTGCCCGAACTGCCATTTTCTTAGCTGTTCCAAGCTGTACAGCGGATGCAGAAACTGTGACAGTGTCAGTTGTAGGTTCAATCGCGTCCTCTGTTGTGCTGGATTCTGTTGTAGGACGTGTAGAGGTACAGCAATAGAACCAGAACCGTGTTCCCCTCACATCGCCGTCAATTTCAAATCCCAGCGCAAACCGTTTTACTTTTGCAGTCGCTTCTTCCAGCATGACTTTGTTCTTGTCAATGTATTCACTTAAAATCTTTTCCCGGAACTCATCCGTGATCAGCGCCATTTCCCAGTCTCCCTCATATCCGCTATTGGAAGAAGAAACATAATACTTGATTCCATCCGCATAAAACGGTGTCAGTTCTCCCTGTGCTTCCAGTGAAAGCGATACGGAGCCAGGTACCGCAAACGGTGTGTCAAATGTAATTTCTCCCGTCTCACTCTCCTGCAAAAGCGCAACATGCGCATTATGGATATTGAATTTGACTTTATCCTTTTTTGTTGCCTGTCTTTTTTCCCTTACTTAGCCCTCCACTTCATATAATACTTCATACATATTTTCTGATTTAATATACTGTTCACTTTTCTGCCAGAAGAGATCTGCTGCATCAAGTGCCGCTTCTACACGTTCCTCCAGTTCAAAGTCCTTTTCATCTGTGTACAGTTCAATATCAACTTTGTCTGATTTAAAATATACCTTCCCATCTGCGGAAAAATTTCTCGTTTCCGGAATCAACCAGCAAATAAAAGGAGGATTCACCGCCTCACGTTCTTCGAAATGATGATACCGATATTCAATTTCCAGTACATCCAGAATTGCTTCTATCCTCTCCTTTGTCATAAATATCGTTCTGTCCTTTCCTGTAGAATTTCCTTTGCGTGCTTTTCTGCAATTTTGATATGCGGGATCCCGTCCACTCTTCCACCATTCCTCTTTGCGTGTCCTTTTTCCAGCAAATGTGTAAGCCGGTATTCCGGCTTTTGGGAATATACCACCATATCATAGCGGTGCCTTCCACTCAAATTTTCGTCTCGTTTATAGCTCCAGTGCTTTGCATATTCACCGGTATCTCCTTCCGGTGATATGGAACGTAATTCCGCAGCTGTCTGCTTCGCCGTCTCTTTCACTGCTTTTTCCACTGCTTCCTGTACATCCTCACGATACGCATCTAACTCCTGCATGACTTCGATTGCGAACTGATCAATATTAATTTTCGGCATGGTTTCTCACATCCTCATAAGTCGTTACTACTCTTTCCAGAGAAAGCAGTAAACAAGGTGGCGCTGCATCATATTTATTCTGGATCTGTATGATCTTGTACTGCTTTTCTCCGATTATGCAGATGTCCATCGTAGAAATGTCTTCTACTGGCAGAATTGCAACTACTTCGTCAATCTGATTGGATAATACCTTTGCCTCATAGAACCGTTTGATTCCAACTGTACGAAATCCGAATCGAATTCCAGCTTGCCTGGTCTCTACAATCTTCCGGCCTTTTACGCTACATATATCCAGTGATCCATCGTTAAATGTGGTAAACTTTGTATCCTTACGTCTCGGCATTGCATCCACCCGCTTTTCTTCGAAAACTGCGCATCTGCAGTGATATGATTTCTGATTTATAATTTTGAATAAACTCATCTACCTGACCGGCTCTTGCATACATGCAGTAATTTAAGAGCAGCTCTTTTTCTTGTGTTTCGCTTTCAAAATCACAAAATCCTATTTTGCCCTCAAGGTACGCTTTTCCTCTCTCTACGATACCAGAGAGCTTTTTACGCTCCCTGATATCCATATCCCATGTAATATCCAGAAAATTCTTCACATCTTCTAACAGATCGCTCATGATTATGCCTCATTCTTTGTTACAGTCACCTGATATGTCTTGGTTGTCTTTCCATCTGTCACTTTTGCTTTTACTACATTTCCTGCGCCGGAAGCCCATGTAACTCTGCTGCCGTTTGCAATCGGTTTATCATTGTAGGTCAATTCCAGTTCTGCAGTGCTGTCTGCGATTACCGCCTGCACCGTGTTTGATGCGTCTGTTGTTGTCAAAGTATATGTCAATGTTCCTTCTGCGAACTCCGGTGTCAGTGTATGTCCCCCTACCTTGAAATCTGCAAGATTTGCATTTTCCACATTTTCTACACTTGGAACAACTTCCACTTCATAATGTGCTGGCTGCAGATCACTGATGTCCAAAAGCATGAAGGCATTATCATCTACTGCAAATCCATGACCATACATTTTGATCAGGTAAACCCTTTCATCTTCCAGGAATCTGTAATCATCTGAATACAGGATTCTTCCGTTATTTTCGATTCCAGATCCCATGAAGTAAAGCTTTGCCATACCAAATACAGCCTTTCCGACTCCTACCTCCGGAGACTGGATCACATCGATCGGGAATGGTAGTGTACTTACATATCCACCGCCCGGCGCTGGTCTCTGTGTTGCCGGAAGGACTTTGCTGAAATAATCTGACGGATTTACCACCAGAATCAGTGTGTCTACGGTTCTTGCCTGTCCTTTTTCATTGATTGCCAGAACAGCCGCCCGTTTTCCAAGCTGCACATCATTAAACTTTGTAACCTTTACTGCTTTTTTATCCGGATATACTCCACCCTTGATCGTAACAGAGTCTCCCACCTGTTTTGTCATACCGATTGGCATGTCTTTTCCAGTTCCATTAATGATGCCGTCTTCCAATCCATTTGCAAGCGCTTCATACAGGACCTGTCTCACATAAGTATCCAACCATTCTGGCCCCAGATCCAACATTGCTTTACACACCGGAAGAAATGCGGACAGTTTACTCAGTGTCACATCTACCTCTTTAAATCCGGATGTCAGCTCCTGGATGATCTCTGCGCAAAGTTTTCCCCATGCTGCTTTCTGATATCCATTCGTATTCATCATCATTCGTGTCAACCCTGTTACGGATGTAAACTGGATTTTGGACAACAGCGGATGATCTGTTTTCAAATCTTCAAATACTTTGTCAATTACGGTATATGGCATTACCACATCCAGATTTTCTACCGCCTGTTTCGGATTCGGTGCTTTCATGGCTTCTGCCAGTTTCTGATAATATTCTTTTTCTTTGGATGTCAGCTGTCTTACGCCGCGCTCAGACAGAATTCTCTGATCTGCTTCTTCTACGATTCCCCGTGCCTGTTCGATGACACTTTCCTGAATCTTATCGCACAGCTCCACAAACGCTGCCTGGAACTGCTCTGCATCTCCGGCTGTGATCGCCTCATTCATCTTCTGTACGATTGCTGTTTTTTCCATTTCTAATACATCTAAATTTTTCCTTAAATCATGCCTCCTCTAAAAAGATTTAATACGTTGTTTTTTCTTGGTTTCTTGTCTTCCTGTGATTTCTGCATTGCTGCAATCTGCTGCCGGAAGCTCTCCTGACTGTTTAACTGTCTTTGCATATCGGACAGCTTCTCCAGAATCTCTTCTGTGTTTACCGGTTCTGCTGTCTTTCCCATGATCTCATCAATGAGTCCATATTCCAGCGCCTTTTCCGGAGTGAGGTAAGTCTCATTTTCCATTAACTCAATCAACTCACTTTCCTCAATCTTCGCCCTTTCTAGAAAAACTTGCCGGTTTGCTTCCATCATGTCATCCAGATCATCTGCATATTTTCTCAGTTGTGTTGCATTGCCTGAGCAATACATCCACATATTGTGTATCAGTGCCGTTGTACCTAAACACATTTTTCTTGTGTCACACGCCTGTAGAATCAAAAACGCAACACTGTGTGCCACGCCATCCACAATCCCGACTTTCTGGTTTTGTTTTTGCTTCAGTAAATTGTAAATAGCAACGCCCTCTTTTACGGATCCACCATTTGAGTTGATATGCAGCTCAATTGTCTGTCCTTCTGGAATTTCACTCAGTTTCTCTGCAAAATATTTCGCGGAAGTCTCCGAGTCCTTATATTCCCATGCGTTCCAGTCAAATTCTCCATATTCTGTCACATCATCATAAATGTACAGAAGTGTTTTGTTCTCTGCCTGAACGGGCTGCATTCTCCAGTTTGTTATGTTTTTCCTTGTCTCACCCCTTTCACTCTGTGGTTTCTATATCCAATCCTGCAAGCAGGTCTTGAATCTTACTATAATTTTTCGTCATAAAGTGCTGGTTTGCCCAGTCTTCTTCAATTCTCGGTTTTCCGAGCACTTCTAAAATATCATTGATCGTAAATGCTCCGCTTGAGATCAGCTTGTCTACTGGAGTTGCAATATCAAAAATATCAATATGCTTGACTGCCAGAGTCTCTATCTTTACATAATTTCCAGCTTTAAATCCTGTGTATCCATTTCTCTTTCGGTTGATCTCCTGCTGCAGCATCTTAATGAGCGGATCTATCACAAAGGTCAGAAGTTCATCAATCGCTTTCCCTGTATCCTGTACATCTCCTTTGGCCAGACTCGGTGGGAAAGAAAATGCTCTTGCTGTAAATTCAAAGATGTCATCAGCTAGATACTTGATATCTCGTGTTGACTCTGTAGAATACGTCTTTCCGCTTTCTGAAATATCCTGATATTCGTATCCGTCAAACAATGGCAACACCGCACTGTCGCTTTCAAAGAAGTTCTTAAAATGCGTGCTCATCAACTCCTGGAATGTTTCATCGAAATTCTCACTTTCCTGTGCAATTGCTCCAATATTCAGGATTCCTTTTTTTCCTCTTGATTTTTTATAGGCATCCTGCGCATATATCAGTAATTTTGAATACGTTTCATACATCCCATTTGTGAGATTCCTCATATTTTCTGAGTTTAATTCGAAAAACATTACTTCCGACATTTCCCGTGTTTCAGACAATTCGTAACCGTCAAATGTGATCCCGCTGAATCTGTACTCCTTCAATGCCAGCACCTCTTTGCTGTAACTGTCTGCCACATAAATGTGATTGTTTACTTCTACTACAAGGCATTCATTGTTCCGGTACAGCTTGCCAATCAGCTTATTCATGAATGACGTTGCATTCTGGTTCTGATTTGGTTCGTAATTCCAAAGATAATACTCCTGCCCTTTTACTTCTTTCTTCTTGATATACGTTTTAAATTCGCATTTGCTGATGGCATTTGCAATTTTATTGACACAAGTCCATAAAGCCAGCTCTCTCAGATATACTTCGTACATAGCACTCTGTACATCTTTATCTTTCATAATGTCATCCACTGTGATCCTTGTGGTACTGCTGCCTCCAAGTTTTTTGATCAACCAGTCTTTAATACTTAATTTCCTACGTTCACCCCCTTAATAACTGTAAACCTGTATTTTCGGTGTTGGTTTTGCCCGTTTCTGCGGCAGCACGTTTTCCACAGTCATCGCCGCTACAAATGCCATAAATGGGTCTGTTTTTCTGCTTTTTCCTTCTATTTTTCCATATACATAATTTCCCATATCGGCATCATCCTCTTTTCCTGGTTTTCTTCCATGTCTGATTAGTTTTGCATTATTGGTGGCCCACCTTAATTCTGGAGCATCTCCCCACCGCAACCATTGATTTACAAAGCAGCTATCAATCAGAGGTGCCACTTTCATAATGTCTGATGGCCGGATCAGCTTCAGATTCTTATTCACTTTCATATCAAATCCTATTTCCTGCAGATATTTTCCGATCAATGCAAAACGGAAATCATCCAAGGCTAAAGCTTTGATATTGTATGTGCGTTTTGCTTCCTGTATATAATTTGTAAGCAATGACGGATGTATTTCCACGTCATCTACAAGCGTCAGTCTTCCGGAATCCGCCCATTCTTTCCATGGAGCCTTGATCCTCGGAATATCTTTCGAATTTAGGCACATCCATGAATGGCTGATATCAAACCGTTCATCTCCATCTCGGAAATGAAGATCTACGGAAGCCCAATCTGTTAATTTTGTATAGTCAATTCCACATACACAGCTCCATCTTTCCAGATCCGGCAGTAAGATGTTGGTCGCTTTGATATTGTCCCACTCCGTTACACTCATTTCTTCCGCATTTTCCGGAATATTCATTCGTTTTGTCATAAATGCCGGAAGTCTTCTCGGATTTTTCTTCCATTCCCTGTATTCTTTCCTGATCTCTTCCATAAGACTTGGCAGATATGGCAACGATGGATTTGCCATTGGCCAGTTTTCTTCCTGATCCACATCTTCCTTTTTATTCAGTTTACAGATAAATGGTAATAACCCATTATCCGGTTCGCCACCTCGTAATATCTGTTCGGAAGTTTCCAGCAGATCATCCAGCGGTCCTTCCCGCACATCACCATTTGTCGTGTAGTAAGAACGTCTTGGATGTTTCTTCTTACCAAGTCCTGTCGTAAAGACGTTTATATTCTTATAGTCTTCATATTGATGGATCTCATTAAAGATACAGATTCCAGAACGAAGTCCGTCTTTTCCTTTCGGACTGTTTGTTCTTCCCTTCATAATAGACTTTGTTTTTAAGCATAAAACCTGTTCCTTCGTCCACCGGAAGAATTTCTTTAATTTCTTTATCACAGATGGGCGCTCAAATGCATTGATCACATCATGAACCGGCCGCATTGCCTGGTCCTCATTATTGGCGCAGATATCTACATCGTACTCTCTGATTCCATTATGTGGGGACATTAAACACACTGATTCGAGCGCAATTGTACCATCTTTTCCCGCTCCTCTCCCCAACATACAGAATAAATCCGGCCATCTTGGAAGCCCGGATTCTCTCCAATATGTGCAATCGTGCAGTCCGATCACAAACTTCTGCCAGGGAAATATTTCTTCAAACGGGAAGTATTTTGACATCCCGATATATTTCTCCAACTGATCACAATCTATATAAATATCTTCATGCTCAAAACACCATTTTACATGCGCGACAAGCAGCTCCTGCTCTTCGCATACTGCATAGATTTTTTTCTCAACTATATCAATCCATTCCTGAATATATGGATGTATGTTACAGCTCATCTTCATCATCTCCCGAATCATCGCCAACCGGCTTAATTCCTAGGCTGTCCAGTATTTTAAGCATTTGAGCATTGACCTTAATTCTTTGATCTATCGAGTCATTTTTCTTTTGCCCTTTTTGACCTCCTCCATTATTATATTCAACGATAGCGCCTCTCTTTTTAATGTCTGCGATCAGTTCGTTCTCCAGGTCCCAGAAGTCCATATATTTATCGACCAAGTCGATGTAATATTTCCCTGTGGTTCCATTCCGGGCCAGCTGATCAAGAAGGTCCTCTTTGATTTCCACTCGCAATAATTCTTTTCTTGTTTTTCTCGCCCTTATACCACCCCCTCCGTCACGCGCGCACGAGAAATTTCTTTTGTCGGGAGCACCCACCGGTCTCTACGTGGCAAATTAAAACCCGATTTTTTTCGACCGGGGGTATCCTGACAATTTGATTCTTCTTTACCATTTTTCCTCTGTCATCGGTTCTTTTTTCTTTTGCTTTCGATATCCATGAACCTCTTCATGACAATCATGACACAGACTGATCAGGTTTCTCCGTTTCTCACCTCTAAAGCTGTACCAGATTTCCAATGCTTTATCTGGATGCTTCTTTACATAATTCACATGATGAACCGTCGTTGCCTTTGTATACTTTCCACGTTTCTTACATAACTGACATTCATATTTATCAAGCTTTAACACCTGTTCTCTCAATGCTTTCCACTTGCCCCATGTATAGAATCTGTGGATATTTTCTCTTATACATTTCTTTACAAATGCAATCTCATGTTCTGTCATATTCTCACCTCAATTGCAGGAGAAGGAATCGAACCTTCGACCTTCAGCTAAGGAGACTGACGAGCTTCCACTGCTCTATCCTGCTATATTTGTGCGATGTCGCACAGTGTAGGCTTTTGCCCAGAGCCTTTTATCGTCTTTGCTCAGGACGCAGAAAAGCATCCGGCTTTCGCCAGATGCTCTCTGCTATTTTCCATTATTCACTTCTTCTACAAATTGCTTCATCAGCTTTGTAAGCTGTGTTCCCATCGCAACACCAGATTCTTTGCAGGCTTCCTTGAACTCTTCTGCTACTTTCTTGTTAATCTTATATGTTTTTGGAACTAACCCTGCTTTCTCATCCCACTTATCTTGTGGTCTCTGTTTCCTTTCTTCATTACCGAGCATGCTCATCCCTCACTTTCTTTATGAGGCAATAAACCAGCTTTGCTATTCCTATAGCAATGAAGAATATTCCTAACTTCCACAACATCCTTTACACAAATGAGCTTTCATGTTATATTTATTTTGAAGAAGGGCTTTCGCCCCTCTTAGCTAATTAAATAGCTTGTCGAGAATCATTAAAAGGATTCCAACGAATAAGTCCAGAATCGCACTGACCGCCAATGTCTTTATATCGATTTTGGACTTTTTCTTTTGTTTCTTTTTGCTCATTTGTATCTCACCTCCTTACAACTATATAATACCACATACGTATACGTATGTCAACACTTTTCTCAGAGGTTTTTAATCCGGACAACGGGAATCGAACCCGTGACACACAGCTTATAAGGCTTCTGCTCTAACCGACTGAGCTATGTCCGATCAACATTTATACAAAAAACGCCCTGCATTTTCATGCAAGATGCCCTTTTGTAATTTGTGTGTGGTTTTACTGGTTGTCTTTAGGAGGAAAACTAAAAACACCTTAGCCGTCCAGCTTGTTCCTTTCGGCTTTATACCATATTAGCATTTTAAAACCGTCGTTTCCGTCGTTTTCTCAAATTTTTCTAAATATCTGTTATGTTTGCATCGGCAACTGTCCTCTGTATATGCTTTCCTTTTCTTTGGGAATACTTCATTCATCCTATGTGAGACCTGTACCCAACTTAGATCATCAATATAATAAAATCTGAGAATCATCCGGATTTCGCTTTTTTTAATTTGTCCTATATATTCCTCTACCTGTATCTGTTTCTCCAGAAGATCCGTCTCCAACATCTGCAGCTTTGCAATGCGCTTTTCAAGTAAAAACTCACGTTTTTCATATTCTCTTTGTGGGAAGCCTGTTATTTTCACTGTTCGCAATGGTTTGTTGCCTTTCTTTCCACATGCAACAGAATCTTGCACAGTAATCTTGTTCAGTTGCTCTATTTTCTTTTTATCCTCTGCAATCCTACGTCTCAGATCTTTTATCTCTTCTTTCATGTCTGCATACTCAATCAGTATCTTCTTGTCCACTGGCAACACTCCCTTTCGTATCTACTCCCCATTTTCTTAAGCAGTCTTCCACAGAGTACGCACCTCTTTGCATCCACTTCTTGGCATTCTCTGTTGGTTCATGTTCAGCCAGATCAGCAAAATGATCTTCTCGATCCCGTTTCATTTCCTTTGCGCTGCGTCTGTGCTTTAAGGTTCCTCTCATGCCGTCACCTCGATCTCTTCTCCTGTCAGCTCTTCAAGCTTCTGTCGCATTTCCTCGATGGTCATTTTCTTTGTTTCGGTGCGTTCCCAAATGAGTTCAAGGTTGCTTTTAATAAACACATCTTCTATGCATCCGAGTGATTCCGGAGTAATCCTATAGACTTTAACGATGTCTCCTCCTGTATACCCTTCCCATTTCAAGTCATCAGTGTAACCGTCTATATGATTGCATCTGCCTTTTCTTACTGCCTTCCCAGCCAATACAAGATACATGTTGCCATCTCTTTGTTCAACTACCATCCCGTCTTCCAGATCCGCCTTTGTAAATTCTTTCTGCATGTAATCACTCCATTCTAAGATTTCGTATCCTTCGCTATTGTAGTACCGATACGATGAGAGCATTCCGGATCCTGTATAGCATGTTTCTCCTTTGCACTTTTCATAATTCGTCTTTTCCATATAACTTTTGCCTGTGCACCATTTCATTCCATGTCCGTGCATCTGCCTGCAGAAATCTTTTGCTTCTTCCTCAGTCTTACAATGCATCACAATCTTATTGTCTTTATTTTTAAATTCATCCCAGTTAAATTTTTTCATCATCCTACCTCACTATCTTTCGCACAATCCAATCTAAAAAAATCACAAATAACAGTATCGGAAACCCTCCAGCCAGAAGATAATCTGCTCCTTCTAGCTCTACTTCCTCTTCGATTCCTGTCTTTAAAGTAATCACTGTTCCAAGCCCCAGGATATAGTACAGGGCTAGGAATGCGATTGTGATTATGATGTCCATGTTATTTCTCCTTGTATGGTTCTGGAAATGGCTGCCATGCAACAACTTCTTTCTTATTTGCTTCTATGAACTCATTATAAAATTCTTCGTAAATATACCATCGATCGTCTCTAACTCTGTAAAAACCACACTTAACAGCTCCATATGATGTTTGCACATTCAGCAATGGATAATTTTTACCATCACCAGCTTCCGGCAATTTATCACTTACCGGAATCCAGTCATTGTCTTTCTTTCCGTCCTCGTATCCTTTTTGATACCACTTTCTACGGCTACATTCCCCGCAATTTGGAACTTCATCCATGTGCGAACGGATGATTTCTTCAACATCTATCACATCAACCATTCTTACATGTTCTCTTCCTTGTTCATCACATTCGTAATAATCTGCTTTTTTATCTATCTCTTCCAAAATCTTCTCTAGTACGTTCATTTATTTCGTCTCCTGTTTTTCTTATCCATAACACAATAACCTTTTTCGCAATAACATTCTGTTGATTTATAGTAGTTTTTATAATATTTGCATTTAATACACTCTTTTTTCATTACTACGCCTCCAACAGCTCTAGTTCCTCGATTTTATCCATTAAATCCATCTCAGGATAATTCTTTTTTGGATATCGTTGATATTTTCCACATGGTTACTCCTCATCACTTTCAATTCTCTCTAACCTTTCGTATCCATTCCATCCATGTTCTGCTCCACATTGTTTGATACAATAATAATCTTCGCCGCAACAATGATCGCATCTATTGCAATCTGGTTCTTCGTCATCTACTGTGTAAATTATTGTTTTCATCACTCTACCTCCAACAATCCCGCTTCTATAAATACACCTTCCAATAACTCGCTCATTTTATTAGTATCAATGGTAATCGGCTCACATGGAAACTCTTCCTGATTTCCACAGCACGCATACAATTTTGCAATTAAAATATCATATTTTTTCATCACTCCACCTCCAAATCTCCATTATCTTTTCTCTTTGCTTTAAAAAGTATTTCTCTGTTCATAATTACTCTTTCTCCCATGAGCAATCTACTTGCTCCATTACTAGACCTTTCATAGTTTCTTCAATTTCCTCGTCTGTTACATCATCGTCAAATTCTTCTTCAAACGTCATATCTGTTCCTGCAAATCCGTAATATGCTTTTGCTCTTACTTTAATCATTGTTATTCCTCCAACATCATTTCGATTCTTTCATATCCATTCCATCCATACTTCTCCTGTTTTTGACATTAGTCATTCCTCCTACACCTCATATCTTTACAAAAATACAACTCCGTCCCTCTCTTTGTCTTTACATACTCAAAATCTCCGATAATTTCCCGTCCGCAGGAAGAACAGATATGTACTTCATTTTTCTTCGGATTCTCTTTCTTTTTTTTCATAGCCTGCTGTAAATACCTCCGCATTAATATCCGGTTTGGATTCGACATCGCCCTGTTGAGCCGGCAACTGGTCCGCACCCAGCCCTCGTGAAACTCCATGTAATTTGCAATGTTGCCAAAGATATCCTTGACCGAAGCTTCCTGTTTCTTTGACTCAGGCAGCATATCGTTATCCTTCAGGAAGTTTTTAAACGTTTCAATACTTGCATCGATTCCGCTCTCTTCGCTTATTGCTGCATAGATGTTCTGGATCGTAAGTCCGTATTCGATCATGCACTTAATTTCTCCCTTGTACGGTTCGTATTGTTTTCTTTTATTTTCCATTTTTCTTAACCACATCCTCTTGTTTGCTATTACCCTCTTTTTCACTTCTTTTCCAGTAATATCCTCAAGTACTCTGCAGATATGCTCATCCGTGCATCCGAGCTTTACCATCTCTTCGATCTGGAACTTGTAGGGATCCAGAAAGTGTACTGGTCTACTCATTTTCAACCTCTCTTTCCAGCCACTCTTTTTGGCTCTTGTACAAATTCAGGTATTTATCACGGTTTTCTTCGTACAGATCGTTTTCTAAATCCTCATCTATTCTTGTAAGTATCATCTTCACTGCGGAGATTTCTGGTGTATCAATTTCTCCTGTTATGTTGTTTAAATGATCATTGTTCGTCATTTCCCTCTCACCCTATTCTTTCTCTTCCACTTTGTGCTGCCGCGCGTAAACGCATCCATATTTCCGTGTCTCAATCCGGTAGACTGTTTCCTATAGACTCTAAAACCGTATCTTTTTCTGTTCATGTTTACTCCCTTTCTAAGCTCCACCATGCTTTCGAGTTCTTCCCATATCCGGTTGTCTGTATCTTTATTTTTAATTCGTTTCTCGCTTTCATGACATCTGACCGTTTGATTCCCGCGGCATCCGACTCCATGAGCAGCTTCGCTCCGTCATATCGCCCACCTGCCATTTTATCTTTTAACCATTCCACCGCCTTGTCATAATCGGTCTTAGATACCTCGTTGACCTTGTCCTTAATCTTTTCCAGTTGGACAGTGTTGGTGTTCAGCTTGTTCCAGATTTTCTCGAAATTCTCCTGCATGATTCTGCGATTATCTAAAATCTCATCCCGGATGACTGTAAGCGCCTGTGCTGCGGTCATTCCTTTCTTCTCCGGTTCTTTTACCAGACTTCCCGGCTCAAGCCCGAGTAGCAAACACATGATCCGTTCCACCGCTTCTGGTTGATCTGGATTATTGGCTATGTAATTCACAAAACTTTCGCTTCTCCCCATTTCTAGGGAGAATCCCTTTTTCGTCTTGCCCTGCTTCTCCAATTGCTTGCAGAGCAGAGCGTAATTTATCGTTACTTTCTTCGGTTCCATAATTCCTCCTAACTAAAGCTTGCTTCCGGCTCTTCCTGTGGACATATTTCTCCATCTGCTTCCATTTCGTTTATGATGATTTTCGTTCCCGCTCTTTGCAATCTCATTAACAACATGTCAAATTCCCCGAGATATCGAAGAGACTGGATATTCACACATCCTAAATTATCAAGTGTATGCTCTTTTTCAAAATCCCATTTTGATATCGGAATCTCGATGTTTAATTCTTCATCATGATCGTTTTCGAAAACAATCACCGCCCTATGCACAGAACTCCAAACAGGTCTTTCACTCTCTTCTATTCGCATCTCGCATCCGACCGATTCGTAGTATGGTCCATCGTCAAACTCCACTTCCAGGCCAGTTGTACTGATCTTCTTCTCGCACATTTTAATCCATGCTTCAAACAGATCCGTGACTTTAATCTCTTTTTCTTCCTGCTTGATTGATAAATCCTTAAAATTCTCCAGAATCTTTTTATTCTCAATGCAAGCATCAGAATTTACAATTTCAGTAAGCACCGTATCCAACTTTGGAAGGTATTCCGAAAAATCATACTTCTCTATGTACGGCACCATAACTTCGTCTATTTTTTTCTTCAGTGCACTTTCTACTTTTCCCCATCTAAACGCTGATTCTATTGCCGATTCTATCGATTCCTTAAATTTCTTTTTGAGTATTTCCTTTACTTCTTCCTCATAGAGACACTCCTGTGCCATTTTTAATAATTCTTCTTTCATTTTGCTCCTCCTTAATTCGAATTCAACAGCTGCTCTTCCAGAGAGTCCATGTCGTATCCTCTGCGTTCGAAGTTGTTTAGATTTCTGCTTACTGGCGGTTTTGCTGGCATTTTTTCCGTCTGCTCTTGGTTAAGATAAACATCGAAATTACTGCCGAACAGGGTTTTTGGTCTTAGATATATCCTCATATCATTAACTCCGCGCTGTAATTCCTCTTTTGTAGGCTTTCTGCCCCACTCATGGTATTTTTTATCAATCACCGTCTTAAAGTCATCCAGAGTGTATCCTTCATTGAATCTGGCTTTTATTTCCTTCTGGTTACTCTTAACATCCCACCTTAGTTTCTTGCCTGTCTTTTCATTCAGGTAAGTTATGATCTCTTTGTACGGGACATATATATTATTATCTTTTTCTTTATCTTCTTCTTTATCTATATCTGAAACAGCGACGTTAGACGTTCTTTCAGACGACTTGTCAGACGATTTTTCGATCAAAGCTCTTTGTTTGGCTCTTCTTTCCTCTTGGTACAGCCTGTCACGCTCTTTTTTCCGTTCATAAGCATCCAATGTCTGGTGCTTATTCCAGTTCGGGATCGTGATTATTCCCTCCACTATCTCAATCATTTTAAATTGCTCAAACGCATTCAAAGCCAACTTTACAGTGGATTCATTCATTCTAAAGATTGTTGCCAGCATCTTGTCTGTGTAGGGAATCTTGTCATTCATCAGGAATACACCACCGTTATTCTTTTTCCCGGCAAGACATAGCAACTTGAACCAGACTGTTATAATTGCATAAGCATCCGGTAAACTCTCTATCAGCAATATCTTTTCATCATCAAAGATATCCGTTGCTATCTTGATCCACTTCACCTCTGCCATTACTCATCCTCCGCAATATAGACCACCACGCAAGGTGTATCCGAGTACACTTTTTCAATCTCCAGACTGGTTACCTGCTTATCATCCGTATATGCGACTCCATTCAGGCCATCCAGAATGATTTTTGCAATGTTGTCTAAGTCAGGCTTCTTATTCGGCTTCATTTCTCCTTTTAAAGCCCTATCCTTATTCTTCTTAGACCAGCTCTCTGGAATCGGAAATTTCGCTAAAATTCGAACTCTCAGAGGGATGTCCGTGTAAAGCACGCCTATACTCTGCTTGTAAATCCTTGCAACTTCCTTTTCGTATTTTTTGCTTTCGTCTGGCGTATATGTAATGACTTTAAATCCGGCTCTGCGGAATCTCGGTCTTGCTTTTCCAACCGGTTTGCCCGGAATTGTAATTACCATTTATTCTCCTTTCTGCTCCCGGAATTACCGGGAGACAATGAATCTGGCTTACTTAAGGTATTTGTGACGTACTGTGCAGCAGCCATGAACGGGTTACAATTTATAGCGAAAGGTTACCCTTTGCTAACATAGTGAAATTCTTGTCGGAACTGCTCTTCTGTTCCGTAGTGCTGCAAATAATACTCTTTGCAGCGTTTTCTTAAGTATCGGTCAACTTTTGATGCATTCTCCCCTGCCCTTGTTCCGTTTGGATGCAGGTCTGGTCTCAATGGAGCGATAAAACCATAATCCTCCGAAAGTTCAATTTCTTTCGATGTGTGACTAAAAACATGATGCCTCTCCACTCCGTAAACTCCGGTGTACATGCAGTGATCCATATCCTCTGTGAATATGCTCCACAGCTTCTTTGGTCTGCCGGACGTTCTCTGATGACCTTTTTTCTTTTTCTTGCGCTTCGGCTTAGGGAATGCCATGTTACTGTAATCAATGCTCACAGTTCAATCCCCCATTTTTGTCTAAGCTCTTCTTTTTCATCTGGGGTCAAAAGGTCTGCATCTGGTATTCCAACCTCTCTGCAATCTTCCAACACGCCTTTGATGAGTCTGCTCATTTCTTTTGTGTTATACTTGCTTGACCCTTTGTAGCATTGCAGAGTGTGTAATGTTTCAGTTCTCCCTTTTAGGTCTTTTACTTCCTGTGCTCCACGATCTATCACAATCCGGAACACTGACTGTGCCAGATAGATGTCTTTTTCCCGGAGCGGTATGTACTCAAAAGCACCGTGGGATTTTAATTCATTTAGGTACGCTTGCCACCTAGTGATGTCCAACTTTTCCGCTAATTTATCGAGTAACACCCACAAATAAGAGTTCGCGTCAAGGCTTCTCTTTGCTCTGTACGGCTTTATTTCAAGCGTTAATTTCTCATAATCTTTCAGTTCATCGTAGGCTTGTCGGAAGTCCTCTATAGGCTCGAATAGAATGGTCAGCTTTCCACTGTGATAATCTGCGACAGGTTCTTTCAATCTTCCTGTAAACCTCATTATTCTTCTCCCATATTTCTCATAAGCTTTTTAAATTGCTCCACTGTCAGTTCTCGCAAACCAGACACATTATAAACCCGACACACATTCGCTATCGTCTGCTTATGCTTAGGAATGCAAATTTCCAGTGTTTTTACCTGTGATTCGGTCACATAGTTTTTGAGAGATTCTTCTTGATTAGCAGGATTATAATTTCCGGCATTTCTACCAAGCGAAAATACTACTTTTCCGGTTTTCTCATTTTCGATTTTCAGGGCATCTATGTTCCTTTCTTTGTCATAACCAACATAGCTTACTCGAAAACGATCATAACAAGTGCTTCCATTACCATTCTGTTTCGCGGAAATTTCGCATTTATCGGATGGGATCCAAATAAACGGAGCGGTATATAACTCTCTTCCGATTCCCCAGTTAAAGCAAGCTCTCTTAAAGCTGTCGGATGCAAGACCTTTCTGTTTTTCAGTAAAGCTTTCCGTTCCTGTATCTTCTTTGGAAACCCAGATACCTTTATCATCATCCCATATACTCACGGTGCAGTTTGCGTTGTCTCTGCTATGTTCTCTTTTCCAATTTAACTTTCCAACAGTTTCATCCAAGATATTCATATCGCACCTTGCATCTTTGTATAGTAATAGTGATATCCCATTACTCTTCACCGTTGCGATCCGACATTCAATCTCGTTTGCCTTTAATGTCCTAAATTCCATATTTCTCACCTACCGAATCTGAATATTATTATTCTGCACCAATACAACGCCAGAGAGTTCGATTCCATCTTTCAGTGCCTTTTTCACTTTGGTCTTGTCCACCTCGGGATCAACGAATTTCAAATATTCTTCATCCAGCTTTGAAATATCCTGTACCTCTACACTCTCTGATTTTCGATAAGAAATGCTGACTCTTGGTGTCTTAAATTTTTCACCACATAAATAACCAGACAGGTATTCTTTCAAGTTTCTTGCCTTGTTTTCACATGTTTTCTGGCGGTCAGCCAGTTTGTTTTTCTCTGCCTTGATTGCTTCTGCATCAGATAAGAGGTTTTTGATCCAGAGAGCAATTCCCTCTACCTTTTTGTCAAAATCCATCTGCAACTGTGCCAGCTTTTCTGGGTCGATAATCTCGCCTGTTTCCTGATCTACACAATTTAAAATCTCTTCGTCAATCTCGTATAATGTTGCCATTTGTTATTTCCTCCATAAAATCGCAATAATTCTGATAGTGCCTTTTGCGCACCCTAAAATATCTATCTTTTTCAGTCGCTTCTTGATCTGTTATTTCTTCCAGTTCCTCTGTATATCCGTACATATTATTCGCCCACCATATCCACTGCTTTTTCCAGTAATACTTTCGCAAAAACGATTGCATCATCTAGTTGCTTATCTGTTTCAATCCAGTCAAACAAATCGTAACCTCTATTCGCGACAAATCCGTTTTCTTGCGCGGACAAAAGTATTCTGCCACCGTAATTCAAGAATTCAATGTTTACATAAGGGTACCCATCCTTACCTTCTCCGCGTTCCTGGATCTCGAGAATTAAGTCTAAAAGTTCATGTATTTTCTTTCTATCCATTGCTTATCCTCCTAAAATCTGTTACTATATTCTTGATTTTTTGTCAGAGTACCTACGGCTCCCCAGCCTTTTTGTAGGTGCTCATTTTTAATACCCAAACACCAGATACCACGCCAGTAGCACCAAGATAAACCCGATCACTGCCACTCCAGCTCTGATCCAGTAAGGCTTGTCCTGCTCCGGCAGATCTACCGATACAGACCGGATGTCCCAGCTATTTAAGGTGTTTGGATGCTGGGTGGTATCGCAACGGTATGTTCCTTTAATCTCCATGCTTGTCCTCCTTTCTACCGCCTAAGCGGTTTTCTCTTCTGTCCTCTTTTCGAGTGTGTAATCAATTTTCACATGTTCTTGTTCTTCGATAAGAGATATCAACACTTGTATGATTTTTTCCATATCTGGCTTCATAAAATCACCTCTCTAATATGTATGATGGTTAGATTGTCCATGATATGTTGTCCTAGTCATCTTCTTTTTCTTTATTTTCTTCGTTCTTCTGGCTCTTCTGCGATGCCATAGCTTCTGCAAAGCCGAGAAAATAACCTTTATTCATGTCGGACATATCCGGCAGTGCTTGCGCTACTTTTCTGATGATTTCTTTCTCTTTTTCGCTCATGTGTACCTCCTATGCTACATTCAGGAATTTGTTGATAAAATACTGCTGTCCTTTGCCGGTTACTTTTGTGGTTTTATTAATCCGAACGGAACCATCTGGATTCATAGCTGTTGTCTCTTTCACTTCAAACAGCCCTAAATTCATAGATTTCTGTGTGGGCGAGTTCCATTCCGTTCCTTTTCTCTTACTCAGATATCCATTTTCACGCAACCACTCAAATAAGCGCTTCTGCCCTGTTTCAACGCCGTTCTGTTTCAAAATCTTCGCCAGATCGCCGATTAAGATGGATGTATGACTGGTAGCAACAGCATCTGCAAATATCGCTTTCGGCTTCATTTCCTCAATCTGTGCTGTCTGCTCTTCAATGGTCTTCTGCGCTTCTAAGACCGCCAGTGCGAGGAGTTCTTTGCCCTGTGGCTGTTGCAAGTTGTACCTACCTGTCTTTCTGAGTACGGGAAGAACTTCCGCTGTTACCCAGTGTTTGAACTTTTTAGCATTCGGAAGTTTACTTGAAAGAATCAAACCGTAAAGTCCTGACTCATTGATAAGAATTCCTTTTGTGCCATTCACGGTGAACGAATCGTTCAGCGTCCTGTCTTCTTCATCTACATGGTCACGAAGTGCTTTTTGTGGATTGCTATATCCCAAAATTACTGCCACATCTTTCCCCACAAACCACGGTTCGTTGTCAATCGTTACTGTTCTGATTTTACCGAACTCTTCGTTATTGAAAATTTTTAATTCGCTCATTTTTCCTCCAATCTATGAAAAAATAAAATTCAACAGTTTGTCTATTCCGCTTTCTTGATTTGTTCGCCTGGTTTTTACAACTCTTTTTGCATCGAATATTCTTTTCAATATCTGCTTTGATTCTTCGAAATCTATAGAGTACCATTCACCGTTTATGCGATTATCTTTATACATTCTTTTAAATTCGGCTTCTATCTCAAAAGGGTTCGAGCAATATCCAGTTACATAGCACTTGTCTATTACCTTTCCGCTCTGATTTTGAACTACTTTTAATCGCCTTTCAAACTCTTCCGTAACGCCAATTTTCACGGAATTATCAACGGATTTTAGCAAATATACAACTTTCGCTTTCTCCATCTCAGCCACTTCCCGGCTGTCTAATTTCTGTTGTAACTCGTTCAATACCTTTTACCTCCTATTTTTATTGCCGTCGTAACCTCCGTGGCGGGATTGCTTTCTTTTGGTTTATCTCCTATACTGTAAATACAGGGCACCGCCATGCCTGAGTATTACGAAAGGAGCGATTTTATGAGACGTTGTAATTCGCCATTTAACGGCAATCGCTATGTGCTTAATAAAAACACTGGTGAAATCCATGATTTAGACCGCGAAACCTCGTGCTGCCGCATAAATGATATAAAGTCCGAACATATCTTTAATTGCAGTTCCTATGAGGAAGCTGTTGTTTTTTCTTCCATGCTTGACATCAGAAGAAACGGATGCGCTCACTGCATGCCAGAGAAAAACAACGGATAACCATTAAGAGCTGCTTCTTTTAAATGAGGTAGCTCTTTTTCAGGCATCTCCTCTTCAAGAAGTTCTGCAAATGCTTCAGGAGTTTTTTTGACTTCGATCAAGCCAAATACCATATTAGAAAACTCTTTCTCTCTAGTAATGGATTTCAATACATCGAATTTTTTTATCTTTCTATCCTTATTTTCTTCGTCAAGACCTATAAACTCATCGATATATTTTTCGATACGTTCAACCCCCTGAATTTCTTCGCGCAACTCTTCTGGTTGTTCAAGAATTTTTTTTGCAGTATTCCTGATTAAATTCTCCGTATTTACCTTCTGAATTTTGATGTCATCTTCACACTTTTTGATGCGATACAACAAGCAATCCCATTTTCGTCTTGAAACCCACATCTTTCTCACCTCGCTTTCTTTTTCCCCCGTCATGCCGATAGGTCAGCAGTCATCACCATTTCAAACAGTTCATTAAATGTATCACTGTAATACAACGGCTGCACTTCTTTCTGATTATGAGGACTGACTGCATTTTCACCGTATTTCAAACCTTTCTCTGTCAGTGATTTGAACTTTTTTACTCTTCCCTTACTTGACTGGCGTTCCTTTTCTTCCAAGATTCCAGCTGATAAAAGTTTCTTATTGAACTGTACCGCACTGATTCCGAGATTGTTTTCTTTCAACAGTGCTGTGAGTGACTTCATTTCCCGATTGCCGTTAAACTCATAATTCGGTAAGAACCCTGTTGGAATATGGTAAGAATCGTAGAAGCCTTTCAGCATCAGCAACTTGCTCGCATCGTTCATTCTCAGCATACTTGCTACTACTTCCAGCGATTCCACCTGTTCTTTTAACGGAATGCCTACGTACTGCGTTCCTTTTTCAATGAAATCTTTCATCTTCTCAAATGCTTCGATATATGTAGCTGTGAAAATGACACCTTTCTTTCCGGTCATTTTGTTGGCGATCATGTCGCATCCTTTCTTTGTGCAGAGGTAACATGGAAGTGTTCTTCCGGTACTGTCTTTGTACTCTGATTCAATGAAATATTCACTCAATCCAAAATTGGCTTCAGTAAGATGTTTGACATATCCTTTGATATCTCTTAAGAGTTTTGCATGGTCTTTTCCTACCATCATTGCTACCTCTCTACTGTCGGTGAGTAGCTGACCGTTTTGTTCAAATACTGTTAAATTGTTCATTTTGTTCTCCTTTACAATTTCTTCGGTTTAATAAACTTGTCCGTATTTACATCTAACGCTCCACAGATCAGCTCGTATTCTTCAAATTGCAATTTCCTATTTCCATTTAATGATGAACAAAGTTTTTCTTTTGGTATCCCTGTTTTTCGTGATACAAAAACCTGCTTAATTCCCTTTTCGTCCATGTAAGCTTTAATTCTTTCACCTACACACATTCCGTAATCACCTCTTTCATTTTTCGATTCGTTCGAACTAATTTCATTATAACTTCGAAATATTCGAATGTCAACACTAAAATTTCGATTTTTTCGAACTTTTTTTGTTGAAAATATAATTTCTATGTGTTAATATAGAAAATGCAAGGAGGAAGCATAATGAGTTTAGGAGAGAAAATAAAGGAATACAGAAAAAAGAAAAACATGACTCAAAAAGAACTTGCGAATTTAATAGGTGCAAAACATAATTCAATAAGCGATTGGGAAAATAATAAGAATAAACCAGACGCTGATACTATAGAAAGATTATGTGAAGTGCTGGAAATGATACCAAACGACTTTTTTGGAAATTATTCCAGAGAAGAAAGTGGAACATTAGTTGGACGAATAATGAAAGATCAAGAGATTATCAATATGATATCTTGTTACTATTCTTTAGATGAATCCGACAAGGAAGCCATAAAGCATCTTATCGAATCGCTTTCTAAAAAGGGTAAGCAATAGCCTACCCTTTAAGAAACGATCTTATCACGTAATAAAGATACTCTAATTTTGCAGTATTACTTATACCGTTGATAAGTTCGATAATCTTGTTTTTGTAATCCATTTCGCGATCCCCCTAACTGCAAAAACACTTGTTCGAAATCCCTGAACATATAATACTATCTCAGGGGACAAAAAGCAATATTTTGTTCGAACATTTGTTCTATTATTTTTGGTACTTATGTACCTCTCTATTAAGTTAACAATCTAAAATCGGGAAACTTACGCGAAAATGGACAATCGTCCCAGATCTGGGACACTTATTTGTATGGAGAGTCGATAAGGTCGGAAATTCGGACTTTTAAGCCCTTGGCAAGCAATTCCAGCGTGTCGGCTGTCGGTGATATTTCACCGTTTGCAATACGGTTAATCGTTGATTTTGATATTCCGGTCGCAATGGATACTTGCCGGACTGATAGATTTTTCTTAAGCATGATCTTATCGAGTAGTATTTTCATAGTGGTTTTATTGTAGTATATTCCAGATCTGGAAACTACAGGTAAATAATGGTAATAATACGATATAACCGCTTCGGCGTTTATATAGAGTAAAGTGGTGTTAAGGTACATAAGAAAGTGAGGAAACTATGAAAAAGAAAATTGTAGCAATGCTATTAGCGGGAATTATGGCATTATCAATTACAGCATGTGGTGGGGATGCCGAACCATCCAAAGACACCGAAACAAAGACAGAAGAAACAACAGACCAGAAAGAAGAGAAGAAAGAGCCTTTGAATTTAACTGGAACATGGAAATCAGAAGAAGTCGAAGGGTCATATCAAGAAGCTACGATTTCTGATGATGTAATAGAAATAAATTGGGTGTCTGATGGAGGAAATACAAAATCACTTTACTGGGCTGGCACTTACGTTGCGCCAACCGAGCCAACTAACGATTACGCATGGACATCGGAAAACGATAAAGAAAAAACAGGGATGGCGTTACTAGCATCAAGTGACGATACAAAAGAATTTACATACAAAGACGGTGTGATTAGTTATGAAGCGTCCGCTATGGGAACTACAAAAAAGGTCGAGTTAACCAAAAAATAAAGCATTGAATTAAGAAAGAAGGAACATACATTGATTGATTTTCAGAACAAAAAAGTATTCAAATTAAGCAAAGGAAAAGAAAAGAACATTCCGAGAGAAGTTTTTAGCTTGCTTATAACTGATGAAGAAGTGGCCGGGTATTACTCTTCGATGAGAGACTTCGTTGTTTTTACAAACA